TTAAGGAGGTAAACCATGGCGAGGACAATTGAGGAGAGATTGCAAGATTTGACGGACCGCAATTACTACATAAGCCTAACTTGCGTGCCGCCAAAGTACAGAGGGAAGAGTCAATACTCGGCTTATGTGTCAAGCTGGGATACAGAAGGGACGGAACCTATAAAAACAATTTTACGAAACAGCGAATGCGAATGTGCTAACCTGTCCGAACTATTGGACGTAATTGAACAAATGGTTCAAGAATTGGAGGCGGAGCGAAAATAAAATTTATAGACGACAAAGGCCAAATCTACATGATTACCGACTACGGATCCAAAGGGAAGGTGTGGGCGGCAATCAGAGCAGAATCAGGGGAGCCGATTACGGAAGTCGGTACTCATATCAGCCAACAGACCGCCATGAAGAAGTTTGCAGACCATGCCAAGAGGATGGGATGGAGACCGTATAAATAGCAAGATTGTGCTAGTTTGGGGGAATTCAGATGCCGAATAGAATTATCAAGGAGTCAATCTGCACAAGCGACACAATAGACCAACTAACCTGGTTTGAAGAAGTGTTTTTCTACCGCCTTATTGTAAATTGTGATGATTACGGGAGGTTTGATGCAAGACTACCAATATTGAAGGCAAGACTATTTCCTTTGAAGTCCGTAACCGAGAAACAAATTTCTGACGCTCTACATAAGTTATCGACGGTAGGTATTGTCACCGTGTACGAGTATGACGGGCGGCCGTACCTGCAATTGGTAACTTGGGATAAGCATCAGCAGATACGTTCCCGGAAGGCAAAGTATCCATTACCTCCAGAGGATATTCCTTGTAAGCGCGAACACATCATGCCCGAAGAAAAAGACATCGAGGACATCTTGTATGATGTCATGAGCTCAACGAAACGATTTGAGGAACATACCTTGCTCTCGGTTGAAAGACAGGTAAGGGTCGGTGAAAGCTATCTTGATATCGTTGCTAAAACCGAGAGCTCCGAAACACTTGTATTTGAATTGAAACGCGGCCGGTTGAGTAATAAGGCTATTGACCAGATATCCAAGTATTTGACCCTCATAAATGGAAATGGCATCTTAATAGGCTGCGGCTTAAGCGCCAATTTCGACATTGAGCGGTGCAGGAGCAACGATATAGCTGTTGTCATTTATGATGATGACCTGAATATGTCGCTTGTATTAGGCAACTCCGCTGTAAACAGTATTGATTTAACGTTATATCACGTTAAATCACGTTATGCAAAGTTAGCGCCTAATCCAATCCAATCCGAATCCAATCCTAATCCGAATCAGAATCCGAATACAAATACAAATACGGACGCAAACACAAACGATGATGTACCCACAAATAAAAGCTCCGATCAGGAAAAGGTCCAATTCGCCGAATTTGTATCCATGACCAATGTCGAATATCAGAGATTAATCGACACTTATGGAGAGGCGGACACCAAACTGATGATCGAAAAGCTTAATAATTACAAGGGTGCTCACGGGAAGAAGTACAAGTCAGACTATCGCGCCATCCTCAGTTGGGTAGCGGATGAAGTCATGATAAAAAAGCACCTGCAACAGCCGAAGCAGAAGAAGGAAATCCTAACGGACGAAATGTGGAAACAAGTAGAGGAGGAATTAAACCGTGAACAAGAACGAAATCGGTAATCTGATCAAACGCATCGGAACGATGCGAAACAGTTACATGACGGAGCAAGCGGCGCTGGAGTGGGCCAAAATTCTGGCTCCGATGGATTATCAAAAAGCTAACGACCTTGTAAGCTACTACATACAAAACACGGACGAATGCCCGACCATAGCGGAATTTATTCGTGAGTACGACAGATACGGAAAACAGACAACGAAGTACATCGAGGACAAGAAGGAGACCGAAACCAAGTGCTGGGTCTGCATGGACAAAGGCTACCTGTTTTACTACGAGGAGCACAACGGCAACCGATACGAGTACGTGGCCTACTGCGACCATTGCCCCGAAGGGCAGAAGAACAAGTACGACGGCTCGGCTCTTCCGGAGCACTTGAAAAACAAGTACTGGACTCCGCCGATATCCAAGATCTTCGACCCGGATATTATCGAGCGAAACAACAGGAAAAAGTACCAAGACCAAGCTCCGGTCAATCAAAAGATGGTTGAGAAAGCCAGAAAAGAGCTGTCGAACAGTCTCGGGGCGAAATATTACACCGCCAATCAAATTGTCTAGAAAGGGGATGATACCGTGCCAATTAATTCCAAACAGAAGGGCAAACGCGGCGAACGCGAATTCGCCAAGCTCTGCAGGGATCACGGCTACGATGCAAGGCGCAGCCAACAGTATGCGGGCGGAGTGGATTCGGCGGATGTAATAGGCCTTCCCGGTATCCATATCGAGGTCAAGCTTCGGGATAGGATTACCGAAGCAGACAAGCTGGATTTTATCAAGCAGGCTATTCGGGATTCTCAAATGAGTGCAAAATTCCCGATTGTGGCTCACAAAGAGAAATACAGGCAGTGGTATGTATCGATGGAGATGCGCGACTTTGCGTATATGTATACGGTGGCTTACGGTGCCCCGTTTGAAGGCGGGGCGGTCACAAAAACATTCCAAGTCGTGACGATGACGGTCGAGGCTTGGTTTGAGGTATACAAGGAATTCGAGGCATGCATGTGGCTCAAAGCAAGAGAGGAGGTTTGACATGGTTGTCGGTCAAAGAGTGACAGTGCCAATCACTTACATGAAAGAGAGAATGAAGAACGCAAGAGCAACGGTAATAGCGATGGGCACGTACAAAGGCGGGAGAAGGTTCGTAGACGTAAAAGTGCACGGGAAGTTTTTTTCGTGGAGAGAACGGTTTTACGAGGAGGATGTCAAATGCAAGAAAAATTAAAAGCAATATCGACGAAAGACATCTGCGTCAGCTGCGGAACCTATATCCCCGAAGGATCCATGGTCTGCCCGCATTGCATGATGGGGCGATATCCAACGAACGGGAAATTGAAGCCGATCGTTCTCAATACGTCCGCGATACATGCAATCTTTGAGGGAAGAAAAACGACAATAAGACTGCCTAAGGATCCCAAAGCCGAGGAGTTAGGTCCTTATCAGGTAGGTGACATCTTGGCGGTTAAGGAAACTTGGCGACACGACAGAAAGCACGGCTTTATGTACTTAGCCGACATCGAAGACGAGGACGCATATACTTGGAGATCCGCATCGTTGATGCCGATAGAAGCCGTTAGGCTGTGGTTATTGGTGACGGACAAAAAGGAGGAACGGCTGCAGGATATTACCGAAGAAGAAGCCGAAGCTCTTGGGTATAAAAAAGTCGTTTTCGGGTTTACAAGGCCCGGATCCGTCGAGTTATCGGCAAAAAATCAGTTTGCGGCGGACTGGGATAAAAAATATAAGGCTCTCGGATTCGCGTACGATACCAATCCGAGAGTGTTGGTCTATGGGGTTAAACGCATCAGCGAGGAAGAGGTTGATGCATTGAGGAGGAAATGAATGGCAAAGATGTAACATGCGATGCATCGGAAAGAGAGGGTAAAATATGACTCCAACTGAGTTAATTTATAGAGCATGGATTTATACTCCGAAGCCGATAATCTATAAAACTTCCGACGCCAAAGGCAATCCGATCGAAACGGAATGTAACTTCGTGGATCCGAGAGCTCATAAAAATTATGACAGGAAATGGTCAGGTCGATGCCTGATTTGCGGTGCGGCATCACTAGGAGGTATCCCGAGCAAGCATATGCTTGGCGATTCTTATACCGATTGGAGCCGCCATAAATCTCCGGAATCCACGCATATATGCGACGGGTGTGCGTTTACGATGCTGCTTAACATGGATTCGCGGCGATGCGGATTACTAAGGTATTCGTTTGTGGCGGATCGTCAATTACATATCTGCAATCGTGCCGATCTTCGTGATTACATTATCAACCCTCCGGATCCGCCATTTGTGATGGTGTGCGCCGTCTCCCAGAAAAAGCACTTGGCCATAAAATCCGTGATTTCATACCGTAGAGACAATTTTTTCTGCATGTATGAAGAAGAACCAATATTTGTGGATCGCGCGACGGCAGAGGACGACATCCGATTTTGCGAGGCTTTGCGTGGTATAGGTTGCACAAAAGAGGAAATCGAAAAAGGGATCATACGCTATGACAAAATCAAGAATTACGGAATCAAAGCCGCCGAAAAACTTGAAGCGGAATTCAAGCGACGCTTGCGGCCGAGGCAATTCGCCTTGTGCCTGCACGTGGCGCAAAAAATGAATGAGGAGGAAGCAATATGTTATTTGGGTTTGACACGGAAAACGAACACGTAGCGGCGGGAGCGTTATTGGTCTATGCCGTATACCGCAGCAGGGACTCCAGAAGAGGTCCGAGCGGATACGATATGTGGGATCAGATCGAGAGATTCGTCAGACGCGCGGCCAAGAGGGCGGACGATGTCGGAGAATTTCTCCGCAATTTCAAGCCTCTCATGGCATGCGGGACGATTAACCCCAAGTGGACCAAGACGGGCGCGATCGGCATGAATGCCGTACGCTTTGAGGACGGCTCGATAATTATAAAACACAACGAGAACGAGCCGAGGGATTTTATGATCTCGATTACCGAAGCCCCGCAGGAGTATCAAGAAAAAGTGGTCGAAGCTCTGTACGGGCAGACGCAGCGGATCATACTTCTGGTGAGGGATCGATTAGAACGCGAAAGACCGTTTGAAACGGAAATTATCGTGGAAGAAACGGAGGATTAGAAAATGGACAAGACTTATCGTATTGAAACCGTATACACCTTAAAGCAGCCGCTCTCCCACATCGGGGAGAGCGAGAGCACCGAGACATTCCTTAACACTGTGAATGTGATGAATAACGGGAAACCCGTCGAAGTGTTCGCCTATACCGGGAACGCCATCCGAGGAGCATGGCGAGACGCAGGTGCGGCTTACCTCTTGGACAAGCTCGGCGGCATCCGAGTACCGAAAAAGACGTTCCACTTGCTCTTTACGGGCGGATCCATTTCGGGCGACCAAAAGGTGGATGTGGACGCGGCGAAAAAATTGAGAGCCGTTCTCCCCTTCATCTCGGTATTCGGCGGCGGTGCGGGCAATCAGATTTTGTCGGGCAAAATCGTGCAGACGTTTGCTTTTCCCGTTTGTGCGGAGACGGCGTACATCATACCGCAGGGGATTGACGGCATCGATTACAGTGCCCAAGCCGTCAGCTGGCGAAAGATGACGGACGAGATCAGCTTCAGCCGCAAGGACGACAGCAAAGACACTCTCGGAGACATGTACATAGCCAAGGACGTACCGCTATTGGAAGGAGATATTGACGAGAAGAAAAAGAAGGACGAACCCGCAACGCAAATGAGGTATACGGCGGAAGTCATGATACCGGGCGTGCAGCTCTGGCACAGTCTGTGCATTACCTGTAGCGAGCTGGAGCTTGGAGCATTGGTTGCATCGATATGGCAATGGGCACAGCAGCCGTATCTCGGAGGGATGTCGGGAAAAGGATTCGGACTTGTGGACGCAGACTTCCGTATTTTGGAGGACGGCGAAAGAGAGCCTTTCGTGCTCGTAAAAGACGGGAAACTTGGACTTGCCGAGCCTGCGAAAGACGCCAAGGACCGATACGACGCACACTTGCGTGAAATCTACGACAAATATCTCGAAGGGAACAAGGAGAAGCTGGTCAATTTGCTTGAAAGCGGAGGAGCGCAATGAGAACGAGTACCGAACCTTTCCGGGTAATCTGCAAACTGTTGGACGGACGCGTCAATTCGGCGGACGGGCTATTCTTCCTCGATTCCATCCTCTATCACGGGTGGTTTACCAAGTACGCTCCCAAGGTCATTACGGGAGAGCAGAGAGAAGAAGACGCGGGATATTTCGGGCTTCCTTTGAGACAACTGCCGAACAATCGATACGCGGCGTCGGTCGGATTTTACAGGCAATACGATCAGCGAATCGAATATTGGAACAAGCGTCCCGCATGGGACAGCCATAACGACTATCTTGACGGCGGCGGCAAATACACCGTCGCCTCGGGTACATACAGGGCCTACAGGGTGCCGCAGATCATACGGACGATAAGCGACGTCGAGTTCTACGGCTACGGAACGATTGAAAAGGTCAAGGTGCTGCTCTCGTATATAACCCACATCGGGAAAAAGCCCGCTGCAGGCTGGGGGATGGTGAAGGAATGGATTGTCGAGCCTTGGCCCGAAGACTGGAGCACGTGGAGCGACAAATACGGCCTTATGCGCCCGATACCGATCGACGAGGATATCGGCCATGACCTGAGCGATTACGTAATCCGAGACTGCGCGATTCGGCCGCCTGCGTGGAAGGCTTGCAATCAAAAAACTTGCTACGTACCGAGGTGCACATTATGAATGTGTTGCTTGTTGGCGTTGGCAGAAATCTAAATCGAGCAATTCGCACGTGCTATAGTTTCGGCGTTGAATGTATATACTTGCTGGATTGTGATGAGGCGAAAATCAAGGGAAACCTGTATTCGGCCAAAGAAAGGGTCCCGATCATCAAGGTGGATTCCATCGAAAATCTCGGAAACGTTGTGGCTTTTGAGGTTGACGGGAACGCTCCGATAAGCGAACTGAAGACCGCCGACTGTATAGCTATCGGCGGAGAAAGTACAACATTGAGCAAAGTTATGTTTAAAACTCGAATCGGTATCCCGACAAAAAATAAATTGTGCCTGACAACGGAAGCCGCGCTTGCGATTGCTTTATATGCATATACGACGGAGGTTGAAAATGAAGATCGATGAAGCGAAAGACGCATTAACGGCATGGAGCCGAAACGGTAAATTTATAGCCAAGACCGAGAGAAGTAAAAACATCATTATGCAAGCTTTAAAGCTATGTAAGAAACCTTACGTCTCTTTTTCTTGCGGGAAAGACAGTTCGGTACTAGCTCATTTGGTTTTGGATATAAAAAAAGACGTTCCGCTACGATTTTTGTCATCCGGCGAAACAAGACTTGTTCATAACGTTGATCGTATTATCGAACACTTTAAAGATAAGGGTGCGGTTATACATGAGATAAACATTGATCGGGTATTTTCTCCGGAATGGAAGGATGCGACTTGGACGGAACAACGCAAAGCGGGGCGCGGAGACTTGGAAAAGCTCAACGAAGGCGGTTACGATTGCGTGTTTATGGGTCTAAGAAAAGAAGAGAGTCGCAACCGTCAAATCTCGCTGAACGCATTAAAAACCGAAGGGTTCCCGCCGTACACGTATCGATACAAATCCGGATTGATACGCTGTTGTCCTCTGGCCGAATGGACAACCATAGACGTGGCGGCATATATCGCGTCTAAAGGTCTACCTGTTTTGGATTGGTACGAGTATGAGGGCATCGAAGGACGTACGACGGCAAGACTTACCGGTGATGCGGTGAGGCAGAACGTATTGATTTATCTTAAGCAAAAAGATCCGGGATCGTTCAATAAGCTGGTAGCACGTTTCCCGGAATTCGGATTGTACATTTGAAGTGGACGACTATGTATAAAAACGCTTGCAACAGTGCGCAGGCTTTTGCAAGAGAAGTCGGCGTGCATCGGACGACGGTCGTCGAATGGATAAAGAAAGGGCGTGTAAAAGCCTTACCACACAAAAAGGGGAAAAGATGGTACATAGGCGAAAAGCAGTTCGGCAAGAATAACGTAGAGCGGTTGAAGAAGCCGTATCCGAAGTACTCAAAGCCATATAGCGAAGCCGAACTGCACGTCATAAGAAATGCGACCGAAGACATTAAAACCGTAGCCAAGATGCTCGGAAGATCGCCGAATGCAATTAAGATTAAAAGGCACAGGATGCGCAAAGAGGGAATTTTATAGCACTACTTTGGAGGAGACATGACGGAAAAAGAAATCGAAAAGCTTCTGCAAGAATACCCGAGATTGACAGCGAAAATATTTAACTTCAATCAGGACTATCGGCGGCTTATTAAAGAAAAGGAAGCCTTCTTGCATCGGTATCCGCAATTTTCGGAGAACGCCGTCCGAACGTCCAAGACGTATAACATCAGTGACCCTACATTCGACACGGTATGCAAGGCATTAGAGGATTACGATCGGCACGTACAGCACTTGGCGGAGAGGCTGAGGGAGTGCATTGCCAAGCGGGAGCTTATCGAGAGTCTGTTCGGTGTCTTGGAACCGTTGGAGTATGATGTGATTGACTATTACTACTTTAGGGGGCTGCGACCCAATTACATAGCGCTTAAGCTGTACATAAGCAGGGCGACGTTCTTCCGACTGAAAAAACAAGCCATATGGAAGATGGCTAAGGCGAGCGAAGCGATAAAATTGGGGTAAACAACTTTGATGGTGGTTTACAGGAATAAGTATAAAAAAGTATACAGCATTTTAAACAACTTTCAGGGTGGTTAGGAGGTTGAAGAATGATTAAGAAAATAGAAAAAACCATTAAAATATGCGACATTTGCAAAAAAGAAGTACCGCATTTTGCAATACCAGAGAAAGACGGTGCAGCAATACCCCAGATAAGAATATCTAAATATCAGGCACCTGACGAAATGCTAGATGTATGTCAGGACTGTTCAAACGAATTATTAGCAACATTTGCATTGCTGTGTTTAAAGGCGGTGAGTGAGGATGATTAATTGTGAATATTATGTTCCTGCGTGGGAAGGAAGCAAAACTTCAGGAAAACAACCAGATTTTTGCCTAAAATACAAAGTATCTTTAAACGGAAATTGTATCAAGAATTGTGAAATTCAGACCAAATTGGTGAGCGAGGGGAAGGACAATGAAAGAAAGCCAGTACAGGTTCCGAGTGTGGGATGATTTCTGGAAAGAAATGCATTACTTTGATTTTTGCACGAATATCGAAGTACGAAATGGTTGTTTGTGGGTTGTTCATGATGAAGGTGCAATATGTTTAGATTATGTACCGCCAACACACGTAATGCAATACACTACACGCAAAGATAAAAAAATGCAACGGATATATGATGGCGATATATTGCAGCGTGAAGGATGTTGGAATGTAAGAATCGAGTTTGAAAAAGGCGTATTTTGGGTTAGGGACGCAAATAAAGTCAGATACAACAATAAAATATTGAATACACCTATTGCATCTTTCCAAATCGAGACATTTGAAGTGATAGGTAATGTATGGCAAAACCCAGAATTGCTAGAAGGAGTGAATTAGATGCAACCAATTAAAGATAGGGATTGTACACATGTTATTTTGTTAGAAGATGGTTCTTATTGGATGGCAGGAAGTATTGATAATAAAGGTGCAATAATGTCTACTCTTAATTTAAGTTCGGCTACATTTTTACCGTTTGAAGATGCTTGTTATAAAGCAGATAAATTGCGTGAAAAAGGTAGAAGATGTGATGTTTTGCCTGTTCTGCTTATGATTGATGATTGACTTTTAAAAATTACTTGAAATTCTAAAAAATCATTTTCTATCATCTGCACGATTCAGAAGTGTATTTCAATCACATTACATAGCAAAAAAGGAGATGATTGAAATTAATGAACAAACCACTACGAAAGTGAAATACCCTAAAATTGACACATCTTGAGACTGTTTGAGACTCTTCTTGGTGTAGACTACAGACAATAGGATTGCGGCTACAACCAATCAATCCATACGTTTTACTCCTTTACTTGATTTGGGCCTGATGCGGTGCGGTCCTCCTTGATTACGGATCTTTTTTGTGGGTAATGTACACACCTTGATATGCGCAGGGGTGGGAGCGTGGTGTGTTATTTAAGCAAGTAACGGCGGGGCGTTTCGGTATTTCGCTACCTTAGCGCCCTGCCTTACTTTTTGACAGGTGGAGCGATGGCAAAAGATTTTGCGAAAAAATTTTATAACTCCAAACAGTGGCAGGATTTCCGAGCGTTTATAATCACCGATCGATACGGTCTCTGTGAGATATGCGGTAGTCCCGGCGAAGAAGTCCATCACGTCATATATCTGACAGAGGATAATATCGACGATCCGGATATAACGCTCAATGCCAACAACGTGCTGCTGCTCTGCAAACGGTGTCACAACCAAGAGCACGAGAGAACGTATCAGATGAGACGCTTCCAGCAGATCCGCAATAAGAGTAACGATATTTATACGTTTGACGAAGACGGCAATCTGGTTGTCAATAAAAACGTAACCATCGTGCACGGAGCTCCATGTAGCGGTAAGACGACATACGTTAAGCGGCACAAGGGTAAGTACGACATCGTGGTGGACCTTGACTATATCAAATATGCGTTACTGCTGGGAGACGATGACGTGGCTGACGTACTGCCTTGGGCGTGGGATGTGAGAGACTTTCTCTATGAGCGTATAGCGCAGAGAGCCAAGTACTTCGAGCACTGTTGGGTCATTGCGACGTTGCCTAAGCGTAAGGAGCGTGAGGATCTGGCGCAACGGTTACATGCAAATCTGTTGCACATCGATACCGACAAGGAGACTTGCTTGCTCCGAGCGATGACACGTAATGATGTTGGCAAGCAACGGCAAATCATTGAGAAATATTTTGAAAATTTTGAAAAATAAAAAACTCCCCCCTATTTTAAAAAGGGGGTGGGGTATCCCTAGACCGAGCGGGGGGGACCTCCGGAGAATGCGCAGGTCGTGCGCGTGACCCCCCTACCGAAAAAACGACCATTCAGAGGTGGTTAGAATTGGCAAAAACATTACGGATTAGCGAAGACTTATCAAAAGAAGAACGGATTAAGAAAGAGGAACGCAGATTAAGAAAAATCTACAAGGATATAGACAAAGATAACAAAGCCCTCGTTGATGGGTTGATAGTGAGGGCTGCTTTTATGCGTATCATGCTTGAGGATTGGGAAGGAGACATTTCCGAGAAAGGCCCGACGGAAATGTTTACGCAGTCCGAAAAGGTGGACCCGTACGAAAGAGAACGCCCGATCGTAAGACTCTACAATCAGATGAACAAAAACTATCAATCCATCATGGCACAGTTGTCGAGCTTGGTGCCTAAGCCTGAACCGAAGAAAAAAGATCAAAGCGATGGCTTTGAGGAATTTATCAATGGGCGTGATGATTGATGGTAAAGTACCCGTTAGATTATAACCCGATACTTGAGTACTGGGAGGAAATCGAAAGCGGAAAAGAAGTCGCATGTGACAAGCTGTATCGTACATACAAAAAAATCGTATATGACCTCAATGACAGGCATAGCCCGTATTACTATTCATCGAAAAGAGCCAACCACGTCATTGAGTTTTTTGAAAACTATTGCCACCACTCCAAAGGGAAAATGGGTGGTAAAAGAGTCGTCTTGGAGCTGTGGGAAAAGGCCATGCTCGCTACCGTTTTCGGATTTATCGACATTGAGGGCAATCGTAAATACCGTGAATCCGTCTTAATCATCGGTAAGAAGAACGGGAAATCGTTGCTCGGATCCGGAGTAGGATTGTATCTCCTATTGGCGGATGGGGAACCCGGTCCCGAAATATACTCTGTGGCCACAAAGAGAGATCAGGCAAAGATTATCTGGGGCGAAGCCAAGCGTATGCGGAATAAGTCTCCCGCATTAAGGAAGAGGACCCGAGCTCTTGTCGGAGAGATCCTTTGCGATACCAACGACGGCGTATTTAAGCCATTGGCAAGCGACAGCGATACGTTGGACGGTCTCAACGTGCACGGAGTGCTCATGGACGAATGGCACCAATGGAAAAACGGCATTGCCCTGTACGACATCATGGCCGACGGTACCACGGCGAGAGAGCAGCCGTTGATTTTTGCGACTACGACGGCAGGTACGATAAGAGAAGATATTTACGATATCAAATACGATTACGCAACGCAAGTCATAAACGGATATTTCGACCCGAACGGCTATAAGGATGAACGCTTTATAGCCTTTATTTATGAGTTGGATAAGAGGGAAGAATGGACGGATCCGGCAATGTGGCGGAAAGCCAATCCCGGACTCGGTACCATCAAAAACGAAGTCACTCTTGCGGAGAAGGTAGAAAGGGCGAAGAAGAATCCAAGCATGGTGAAAAACCTTCTTTGCAAAGAGTTCAATATCCGCGAGACTTCGTCCGAAGCTTGGCTGACTTACGATCAGCTTAACAACACTGCAATATATGATATTAAACAACTCAAACCCACTTACGGGATCGGCGGTTTAGATTTATCCGAGACGACTGACTTAACATGTGCGACGGTATTATTCATGGTGCCGAATGATGACACGATATACGTGCATCAAATGTATTGGCTCCCTGAGGCGGTGCTTGACCAACGGATCAAGGAAGACAAGATACCATATGATAAGTGGTTGGACCAAGGATGGCTACGAGTCAGCGAAGGGAACAAGGTCAATTACAAGGACGTCGTTGCTTGGTTTGTGGAGGTGCAAGATAAACTGGATATTTATTTATTTAAGGGCGGATATGACAGATGGAACTCACAATATATCGCCGATGAACTCAAGCAAACATTCGGCATGACGGTCTTTGAAGAAGTTGCTCAAGGACCAAGGACTTTTTCCGCCCCGATGAAAAACTTCGCTGCGGACCTGTCGGCAAAGAGAATCAATTACAATAATAACCCGATCCTTAAGTGGAACTTGTCGAACGCAGCCATAAAAATTGACGCCAACAACAACATCATGCTGATGAAAACAAGTAATCCAAGAAAGCGAATCGACGGTGTGGCAAGTCTCTTGGATGCGTATATCGTGCTCGAAAGGTATTATGAAGAATACAAGAACTTTATTTGATGGAGAGGGGTGATCCCTTGGGACTTTTTGAGAAACTTATACCGAAAAAGTACAGAGAAAAGAACATAAACGAATACTTCCAAGCTCTGACGGCGTACACCCCTGTATTTAGGACCTATATGGGCGGACTCTACGAGATGGAGCTTACAAGGAGTGCCATACATTGTATAGCAACCCATTGCAGCAAGCTCAAACCCGAGATACAAGGCAGCGCTTATAAAAACTTGGAGAAGGTATTGCAATACCAGCCGAACCCATACATGGATACGACCAAGTTTTTATACCGTTTGGCAACGATCTTGTACGTCAATACGACGGCTTTTATTTTGCCTTTATACGATGACGACATGTTGACGATCAAAGGCTTTTACCCATTACTGCCGAACAACGCGGAAATAGTTGAATATGGCGGTGAGCCGTATTTGAGATACACCTTCTCAACCGGGAAAAGGGCTGCGATCGAACTGTCGAAGGTCGGCATACTGACGCAGTATCAATATAAGTCCGACTTCTTCGGTGACGGCAATGACGCAATGAACCCGACGTTGAAGTTGCTTGACATACAGAAACAGGGTATGGAAAACGCGGTCAAGTCTTCGGCGATGATTCGCTTTTTGGTGCGTTTAGCTCAGACATTAAGGCCTACAGATATCACGGAAGAGCGAAACAGGTTTACGAAGGAAAACTTAAGCGCGGATAATACGTCGGGCGTTCTGATGGTCGATAGCAAGTATGCCGACGTCCAACGGATCGACAGCAAACCTTACTTGATAGACCATGAGCAGATGAAACTCATACAAACGAATGTCTATAACTACTTCGGGGTTAACGAGAAGATCCTACAGAACAGTTATACCGAAGATGAGTGGAACGCGTTTTACGAGGGGAAAATCGAGCCTTTCGCCATACAACTCAGCCTTGTTTTGACAAACATGCTATTTAGCGAACGTGAAAAGTCGACGGGCAACCTAGTGATATTGTCATCTAACCGACTACAATACATGAGCAATCAAAGCAAGCTCAACGTCTCGACGCAGTTGTTTGACCGCGGGATATTAACGACGAATCAGATCATGGATATATGGAACTTACCTCACGTTGAGGATGGCGACAAACGTTATATTCGAAAAGAATATACCGAGGTAAGCCAATTAGACAAAGAAAATAACACAGGAGGCGATAACAATGGCAGTCAAGATACCGGACAGGGAGTACAGAGCGATAGTTCAACCGTTCCAAATTCCGGAGACGACGACGGACAAAAGAATTGATTCCGATTTCTACGTGGAAGGCGTTGCGACGATATTCGACACGCCGTATGAGCTTTTTGAGATTGACGGCGTGAAATATTACGAGGTTATCGAAAAAAACGCACTTGATGAAGCGGACATGAGCGATGTCATTTTACGATATGACCATGAAGGCAAAGTCATGGCAAGGAAATCAAACGGAACTTTGATTATTGAACCGAAGGACAAGCTGTATATTTATGCCGACTTATCCAAGTCGAGAGCGGCAAAAGACCTGTACGAAGAGATACAAAACGGATTGGTCACCAAAATGTCTTGGGCTTTCAAGGTGCGTGAAAGATCGTTTGACAGAAAAACAAGAACGATCAGAATCAGAAAAGTCGCAAAAGTATATGACGTTGCACCGGTAGGAGTACCGGCTTTTGACGCGACTTCCATTTCCGCACGTTCTTTTGTAGACGGAGTGATCGAACAAGAACAGCAGGAGTTGCTTAAGCGGAAACGGTTGTTGCTGCAACTTCAAATTATCGAACAATTAGGAGGTAAGATATTATGAGAACACTGAAAGACATAGAAAAGAGACTGGCTGAAATCAAAGAGCAGCTGGAAAATGACGAAAACGCCGACGTAATCGCATTGGAGCAGGAAATTAACACTCTCACCGAGGAAAGAAAAGCTCTCCTGCAGGCGGCGGACAGGAGGAAGAAACTATTGGAATCCATCGCGGAAGGACGCGATGCGAAGGTGATCGACGAGTTTGAGGCTCCCAGCCAAAACGAACTCAAACGCAGAGCCGAAGAACTCTACGAGACCGGGAGAATGAGAATCAGCGCAGCCGAAGCTCGGTCCGTTTTATTATCGACCGGTACTTTGGCTAAACCTACTTCCGTTAGCGGTATTACCGAGCCGTTTAACATTATCTCCTCGATCGTTGATATGGTATATGTCGAGGACTTGACGGGTGTCGGCTCTCATAAGGTCGCCTACATGAAGTCTTGGCAAGAAGCGAAAGACAATGTTTCTCCCGGTACTGCTCCCACTACTTCGGATCCCGTATTCCGGACAGCGGCAATCAACCCGTTCCCGATGGACGTCATGACCTATGTGGCCAAGAATCTGAAAAAGCAAACGCCTCTGCAGTATGAGGAAAAGGTCAGAAGAGGGGCGTTGATTGCGCTTCGCAAGAAGATGGCAAGTTGGATCATCAACGGTAACGGATCCACACAGGCGTATGGTATCTACAATGCCGTTAACACCGAATCCGGACCCGAGGACATCTATGAAACCTACTTGGTGGCGAAAGATTACGACATCAATGAAAAGACCTTGCGTAATATTGTATTTGCCTACGGCGGAAACGAAAACGTGGTCGGCTCTGGTCCGAAATTGATCCTTAATAAGATGGACTTAATTGCGTTCGGAGATGTTAGAGGTACGAACGAAAAGAGAGCCGTATACGAAATTACTCCCGACGGTTCCAATCCCAACATCGGAGTCATTCGAGACGGCGGCTTAAGCGTTCCTTACGTTATCTGCTCCGATGTGACGGCTTTGACAGGTAGCGCCAAAACGGGATCCGCGAGAATTAAGACGATGATCTACGGCGAACCGTATGCTTACATGCTCGGACTATTCGGCGACTACGAAATCCGAGTATCCGAAGATTACAAGTTCGGTGAAGGTCTCTTAACCGTCAAAGGCGAAGTCATGGCAGGCGGTAACATCATCGCGGACAAAGGATTTATCGTTGTCACGAAGAAGTCTACCGATGATACCTAATAGGGGCGGGCATTCCGCCCCTTTTTGTTGATCCTGTAAAGGAAAGGTGGTGTCGATATGGACTTGCTATACGAAATTAAGATTGTACTTAGAATCGTCGATGACGCATACGATGAGGAGATCAGAGGGTTGATCGACGCGGCTCGCCAAGACTTATACCTCTCCGGAATATCTCAAAACAAAACACACGACAACAACGACCCGTTGGTACGCAGGGCAATCATAACTTACGTCAAAGCTCACTTCGGCTGGAACAATCCCGACGCCCAAAGGTTAAGCGACGCCTACTCCATGATTAAGACGCATCTCGCCTTGTCGAGCGAGTACAGGGGTGATTGAGATGTTGTTTAACACAACCTTAGAGTTAATCGCACAAGAGACATACGAGACGGACGACAAGGGCGACAGGGTACAGGTCAAAGTTAGACGTAAGGTATATGCCGACAAGCAATCGGTACGACAATCCGAACACTACGAGGCGGCGGCTACGGGATTACGGCCTGAGCTGATATTTGTAGTCAGGTCTATTGACTATAAAGGAGAGCCGAAGCTGGAGTATGGTGGAAAAGAATATACGATTGTACGGACCTACAATACCAAGTCCGAGCTAACGGAGCTGGTATGTCAGGGGGCGGTCAACGATGGCGAGTAATGCACCGAAACCCGTCGAGATTAAAAACGGCGAGGTGACGTTTATATCCAACGTGGACCGATGCCAATACACGATTACGGAGCTCTCCAAGATGGCATTGCGTGATGTGGCCAAGCTCCTGCGACAGCGGATCAAGGACCCGAGTAATATGCCTGAGCAAACGGGGAACTTAAAGAAAAACGTCGGCACATGGGTAAAAATCGACAAAGATACGGGTCAGCCGGTACTGCAGATAGGGGTTTACAACAAGGAACGGGCCCATAAAAAGGGTTTGAGATATGCTTTCTACGCTCCGTATTTGGAACTCGGTACGAAGAAGCACAAGCCTGTCAATAACGGCAAAGGCTTTATAAAGCACGTTGTCGAGGCAAGTATCGACGATATTCGGCGGATAGAGGGAGCGTATCTCAAGGAAATTGAGGACGAAAACAAGGCTCTTGGCTTAATCCGGGAAGGGGAGGAGATAGCGGATGATTAATTTACGTAAGCAGCTGACGACGATATTAAAGACGGTATGCCCGAGAGTCCACTATCAGGACGCCCCTGAAAATGAGACGTTGCCTTATATCGTTTACGACATTACCAGCGTCCTTCCGAACGGGGAGAATAACGATTCGGTCTTTTTGGACGTGGACATCTGGGATTCCAATGAGAAAAGCGACAACATTGAGGGTTTATTGAAAAATTTGCGAACCGCCCTCGAAGGAAGAACGATCGAAACGGAGGAATTTTCCGCCGTTATCTACGGTGCGAACATGGTACCGATCGCCGATCCCAACACGATGATAAAGCGGCGAAGGGCGTCTTATACCATCAATATCTATGCATAGGAGGGATAATAACATATGCCTAAACTTACGACACAACAGCGTCAAAATATACTGATCGATTACGGTCTGGTCTATATAAACTGGGGCAAGGAAGGCCAACGCCGTCTTGCACCGACAAGAGGCGGTGCAACCATTACGATTACACCGACATACCGAGACATCGATTACGACGGGAGCAAGGGCAAGGAAAAGGGTATGCAGATTCTGGAATCGGTAGCGGCAACGGCAACCGTACCGCTCATGGATATGAGCATGGAAAACTTGGCTCTGCTCATGCCTTACGCAACGTTGACAGGTGACGGTATCGGCACGCCTTATAAGCTTACCGTCAAATCGTCCAATATCGGCCTTGTACAGGACTCGGCATATCTGGATAACATTACGATCTTCGGCAAGAAGCTTGGCGGCAATTATGTCAAAGTTACGCTGCACTCGGCCATGAATGAGGGCGCTTTCACCTTGACGGCTGCTCCGAAAGCCGAAGGTGTGGTCAATATGGAAATCCATGCTCACTGGGATGCCGAAGACGACACGAAGGATCTTGTCGAAATCGAGGATGTGGAAACCATCAGCGACGACAGCACACCGCCTACGGCAACCACGGTACCCGATGACGGAGCTACGTCCGTAGTGGTATCGAGCAATTTGACGGCTACGTTTAGCGAAGCCATTCGCCAAAGCGATATCCACGCGGGCAACTTTATTCTGGTCAAGGTATCGGACGGATCCGTCGTTTCGGGTGATTTATCTTACGAACCTGCAACCAAGACGGTAACGTTTGACCCGACTTCCAATCTGGAAGCGGGCACGGCTTATCTCTGGCTCATATCCAATGTAAGAGATTTGGCAGGCAACAAAATGACGCCGAAGACGGTTAATTTTACAACGGCGGCTTAACGGGGACTGACAATCCCCGTTTTCTTTTGAGGAGGTAGCGATGATAAATACTGATAAAGCGATCGATATGATCCCGTATATGGTTGACATATACGATAAATTGGACAAGGACTATCTGGACAAGAGCATCCGCACAGGCAGCGCAGAAGAAGTAGGGAAAAAGTCAATCAAGATATTGCTAAAAAATATCGATAAGTTTAAACCGGAAATATTCGGTCTAGTAGCAATTGCTCAGGACACAACGCCCGAAGAGGTGGCAAAGCAGAGCATCATTAAAACCATAAACACATTTAAAGACATCTTCGAGTCAATTTTTAAAGACAAGGAAATGTCCGATTTTTTCGGCTCGTTCGTGCAACAGGCTACTCAAGAACCCTAAACCTGTTGCATAGTAACTACGGACTGGAAAACGTCAGAGGGAAGAGTCCGAAACATCTTAAAAAGCTCCTGAAACATGCACTCGAGGAAGATACCGAAAAGTACGCATGGGACTTGTGGAAACAGGTTTATCCTCTCATGCATCTCGGTTTGGTCGAGTTTGTGTCTTTTGAAGACTACAAAAACAGAGTTGTTAATAACACACACTTATATACACACAAAACAAGCGAAGAAATCATCGACGAATTTGAACCGATCGTCGAAAAATATATGCAAGAAAGGCGGTGACGGGCTATAGAAATCTTTAGGCTCTTAGGATCGGTGTTTGTCCAAAATGAAGAAGCGAATAAAAAATTACAGGAGACCGACAAAAAGGGTAAAAGCTTAGCCGAAACATTCGGCGAAGGTATTAAAACCGTCGCCAAGTGGGGAGCCGCCATTACGGCCGGAGCTACGGCAGCCGTAACGGGACTATTTGCTCTCACCAATAAGACGGCCGAGTACGCGGACGAGATCGACAAGCTATCCGAACGTACGGGAATCAACCGAGAAGAGCTCCAGCGTTGGAAGTACGCAGCCGGGCAATCGGGAGCCGATATCGGTAAGCTGGAAGTCGGCATCAAGACGTTGTCCGGAGTGATGGACGATGCCATACGGGGCAACGAAAAAGCAATTCAAAAGTTTGCCGAGCTTGGCATCACTCTTGAAGATCTGCAGGAGAAGTCACAAGAAGATATCTTCGGCACCGTCATGAATGCCCTTGCGGACATGGAGCAAGGAGCCGTGAGAAACGCTCTCGGTGCAGATCTGCTCGGTAAATCGTATACGGAGCTGTTGCCGTTACTCAACGCAGGATCAGACGGAATGCAAGAGCTGAAAGACCGTGCGGACATGCTCGGGATTGTAATGTCCGAAGAATCGGTAAAGGCGAACGTAAAATTCGGAGACACGTTAGCGGATGTCAAATCGACTATCGGCGGTATAACGAGAGGTCTGACCGATCAGTTCTTACCGTCATTCCAAAATGCGGCGGATTGGCTCATAGAAAAATCTCCGATCATCCAAGAGATCGCCGGAAAAGCATTTGATTTTATCGGACAGGCCATCGGATGGGTATACGACAAGATAAACGACTATGTGATCCCTGCTTTTAAAAGGCTTTATGAGTGGATCGAGCCGTACATACCAAAGATTAAGGACTTCCTCGTCGATGCGTTTGATCGGGCAAAATACGCTCTCGATAAAGTCAAAGAGACACTAAACGCTCTGTACGAGTGGATAGAGCCTTACTTGCCTGACATGAGGGATATTGCCGTAGATGCGTTTGACAAGATTCGTGAGGGAGTAGAGTGGTTTATTAACGCAATACGAGACGCTACCAAGTACGTCCAAGAGCACTGGGACGTTTTTGAGCCGATTTTAACGGGTATCGCAGGCGGAGTGGCAACCTTTGCTGCGATTAAGGCGGCGATTGCCATATATAACGGCATTGTCGGTATTGCGACGACCGTAACGGGTGCGTTCGGAGCCGTTTTATCGTTTATCACTTCCCCGATTGGTGTCGTTACCCTTGCCATTGGGGCGCTGATTGCTATCGGCGTGGCGCTCTATAAAAACTGGGACGAGGTCTCCACATGGCTTAAGGAGACATGGGATAAAATCTCCGAATGGGCTCAGAATTTCGCCAAGGGTTTTACAGAGGTCTTCGAAAAAGTGAAAGAAAAAATCGTCGGCATCTGGGAAGGAATCGTAGACAAGATCAAGTCGGCCATCAACTGGGTCATTGAAGGGATTAACGGCTTTATACGAGGCATTAATAGCATCAAAATACCCGATTGGGTCCCTGCGATTGGCGGTAAGGGAATCAATATCAAGGAGATACCGTTACTTGCCGAAGGGGGAGAAATCATCCGCAGAGGTAGTGTTATCGTGGGTGAGAAAGGTCCGGAATTGCTTACTCTGGAACCCGGTGCAAAGGTTACTCCGCTCAATAATGTCGGTGGGCCCGTTAACGTCTACGTAATACTGGATGGCAAGACGATCGGTAAAGCGACAGCTCCGCATATAGCCAACGAAATCGTGGTCAAGACGGGGGTGGCTTAATGAGGGTAATAATAAGCGGTACCGAATATTTGGTAGTAAAAAACAAGACTAATATCGAGGACGCAATCGGAGAAAGATCCATTGCGTCCTTTGTCGTTATAGACATACATAGCGAGTTTACATTTACCAAAGGTATGCCTGTGACGATATATGACGACGACGACAACGATATTTATAAAGGATTTGTAAACGACGTTAAGGAGCAACGAGACGGACTTGTCTTGTATCACTCTATTGATGTTGTGGACAATCATTACTTGGCCGACAAGCGGACGATAGCGAAAGCGTATGCAAGTGAGTATGCAGGCGATATTGTCAAAGACATTATCGCGGAGAAGCTCGCCGAGGAAGACATTACCGAGGGGTGTATCGAGCAAGGCCCTGTGATTACCGAGGCGGTTTTTAACTATGTAAGCTGTGCTGACGCCATATCCGAGTTGGCGGATAAAGCAGGGTTTTGGTGGAAGATCGATCGCGATAGGCAACTTCATTTTCGGGCAAAGACAAGTGTCGATTCGCCGTTTGATGTAACCCCAAAAGATTTTATCGGGAAACCACGAGTAACGATCGAAAACAACAGTTATCGAAACACGCAGATCATCCGCGGATCCAAAGATCTGACGGATGTGTTGACCGAGTATAAGACGGGAGACGGCCAGAATAAAACGTTCACCGTCGGCTTTCCGATCGCAAAGGTTCCGACTATCACTCTCAACGATGTACCGCAGACGGTGGGAATTAAAGGCCTTGAAAGCGGCAAAGACTGGTACTGGAATAAGGGAGACCCCGTCATTACGCAGGACAACGACGCTACTCCTTTGGAACCAACGGATACGCTCAAGATTGAGTACCAAGGAGAGTATGACATTATCGTCTTTGTTAATGACTTGGCAGAGATTGCCCAACGAGCCGATATCGAAGAAACTTCAGGTATCGTAGAACACGTGGAAGATCAGCCAAATATTACGTCTTTAGGAGCAGCATTTGAAGTAGCCAATAAGCTCCTCGAACAAAACAAAGGCGTCAATAAAAAGATCCAATTTGCGACATATAAGCCTGGACTACAGGCAGGTCAGCTTTTGACCGTAACGGTGCCTTATCATAAGTTATTCGGCGAAAAATTCCTCATTACGATGGTTACCGCAACACGAGACGGTAACCGTTTTATATATGACATAACTGCAGTTCAAGGACCCGGCTATAAGCCTTGGCAAGAGCTCTTCGCAAACATGTTCAAGAAACCGGAGAAGCTTCTAGTCCGAAAAGGCATCCAAGAACAGCAGATCCTTGTCACCGTGGAAGACTTCGAGCGAACGTGGGAAGAAACGGACCATCCGAACATCTTCAAAGAGGTGTACGCTTCCGAGAATCTCTTTCCATCGGAAGATCTTTACCCGATGTTTGAACCTTCGGATAGAGTCAAATATGTCGCATGGTTTAACGGTGGGACGGAGCTGGGGCGTAAGCAGGTCACAAAGACTGTTGCCACAGATGGACAGATCGATACAATCACATACTTGGCATCCTATGAAGCCAATACGACGATTACACACCTTGGATTTATCGGCGGGTGGCGTGCTACTGCAGAAATCGGAACAGGGATTTTGACGGATCTGCAGGCCTTCGACAAGACCAAGACACAGCTTGAAAGTATCCAGATCAATAAGACGGATATTCGCGATTTTACGCCCGATGAGGGCGATTTTGCTATTACGGCGGAGTACATGCAGTATTTGGACGACCTTATTACGGAACTGGAGGAGATGGCGGCATGAACTGGGATGAAAATACACCGTTGAGTCCTGATAATCTCAACGATTTAGAGAGCAGAATAACGGCTGCGTTGGCAGATGTATCGACCGGGAAAGACAATATCTATAACGCATTAGTGTCCAAGGGTATTATTCCCGGTACAAAGGCATTTGCGGATCTGGTGGCTGCCATCAACAGCATAGCGGTCATCGGAGACCAGAGCGCAACCCTTAAGATTACGGGAGCAGGTAAGCCATCGAAGATTATACCCGCCGGTCTTACGACAGGCGGCACGATTACCGCCGAGTTGGATACGACCTTGGCGCAATACATCCTTAACACCCAGACAATCGGGGGCGTGCAGGGCACGTTAATCCAAGGCAGGCAAGTGGCCAGCGGTACTGGCAGCTTGACACAGGTTAACGCTTATACGGCTCAACTCGTAGTAACGGGATTGGCATTTACGCCGACGGAACTCTATCTTAAGGGAACGTTACGGGCTAGATACAGCGACAGTGTGTACCCTGAGGGTCACTCTCAAAACCGTATGACGGTGAATTATGCGATATATAACAACACGATTGTACCGCAGTCTCAACGCAGCAATTTGTATCACATAGTGGGC